GATATATTTGTTACTCTATATTTTCTCGAAGCCTGCTGCGTAGATGTGTTTTCAAAATAAACTTGTATTTCTTCTTTAGCGTTTAAGCCTTCTAATAACTTATGTAAATTATCTAAACTACTATTTTCAAAAGGTTCGTAATTAATACTAAAAGAGTTTCTTGATTGTAATGGAAAGTTATTAGTATCTTGAGTAAATATATCGTTAGTAGTATTATTGTGAAACTCTTTACCTAAAGCAAGCTCATTTCTTTTTATATAATCTGGAGCTTCATTTTCTATAGCTAACACTTTGTATCTAGCTTCTTCAGTAACTAAATCGTTTGACTCAGTACCTTTTTTTAATATTAAAAATGTATCTATATCAACTTTATTCCTGTCAGAAGAAGGAAATGATAACCATATATTATCATCTTCAGAATCATAATAACGATCTAAAGCTAAATTATAATATTCGTTAGAAGTTTCTTTTATGTAAAATTTAAACCTTTTAGCAAATGCAGGCGGGTTATGTTTACATTGAACTTTAAACTGATTATAATTATCACCGTCTGACTTTGATAATTTTTTTATACCAGTGTTGCTACTTAATATAGGTGTTTGTCTACCGTACTCATCTAAGTACACAACACCTATTTGATAGTCTCTTATAGATTTCAAAGATTTGTTAGGCACATTTACTATAGAACCTGAAGGTTGTTGAGAATAACGAACATTTTCAAACGTGCTTAACCCAACATTAAAATTAGCAACTAAATTATCTAAATCATAGTTTTGTACATAATTACCATAAACTAATCTATTACCTGTTATTTCTTGCGCCAAAGCTTTTCTAGGCACAGTATCATAAGCTCTTAAAAGTTGATTTGAAGGTAACGTAGCATAAATTGTTTCTGATTTAATTTCATACTTACCATCTCTTTGTATTGAATTAACACCGTCATATAAGTTTTGATATGTCCACGCGTTAGACGTATTATTGTATGGAACTGCGTTTATAAAAGGATCGTCTTTTCTTAAAGTATCGACAATATACACATTTGCAGAGTTAGACTCTTTGTATAATATATCTATAGCAACAACATCTTCTGGTATATCTGATGTTACAAATTCTTTAATAAAAAGTTGTGATAAGTTGTTTACCATACCAAGATTAAAACCTTTTTTAGGGTGGTAATCAAAAGGACCGGGTAAAAACGCTACTTCTGAGAAAGGTGAAAAAGTAGAATACTCTTTGTCTTCATATTTCCATCTATATGCAAATCTTGGAAATTTAAATTCAAATATTTTTTCAGTAGGTTCAAATAAATCTATTACAAAAAAAGGCGCTAATCCAGTTACAGCATCTATACCAATTGGCGTTGTAGAAGAAATGCTTATTATCTCAGCTGTATAATCCACATCTAAAGTTGGTAGTCCAGACGGGCCACTAGTGCTCACAGGATTAATTTGAGTTATTTGTAATTTAATTTCAAACTCTTCTAAAGGAACTAAAGGCACGTTGTCTTCGTAGCTTTGTAATACTAAAATATCATTTACGTTCCAGTTATGTTGTAAAGCAGGAGTACCTAAATCATGGTCGTCAAATGTAATTTGATCTCCAACTTCTAAATTAGTAAAGTCAAAGTTTAAAGTTGCTGAAATTAAACCCTCTCTTCTACCATCTGACATTTCTAAAACAGGAGGATATTTAGGGGATTTTTTTATAACAGTAATATGATCTTCTGTTACATCTGTAGCTGTTGGTAAATTATTTACAACTAACTTTGTTTGATCACTAATGACTTGAGTAGTACCACTTATTGATCTTTGTATATGTATTTTTTTAGGCTCATACTCATTATCAGTCCAAAATAAAAATTCATCTAGTATGTTTATGCCTGTTATAATATCTGTGCCACCGTAATTAGCTACTTCTTGAAAGCGTAAAACTTGTCTACTAGGATCATTAAAAACAGTTGTTACTATATTGTTTTTGTAACGCAATATCATATCTCTATTATCGTCTGTAACAAACCAATAGATAGAATTTTCCGCCTCATCAACAACAGAGCCAACGCAAATACCATTAGAAATATTTATAGAACTTGACAAAAGCTGGTTACCTAATAAGTTTTGTATAACACCAACATCTGAGCCATCTGAAGTAGAAAGCTGTATATTCATTGCGTCTCTATACTCACCATTAGGTATTATTCTTTCATCAAGGTCTTTGTTCATTTTACCTTGACTAAAAACATTATTTATTCTCGCCATGTATTAGTGTTTAATCCACTTAGATTTACCTCTAAGTACTTGAGTTAATTCTTCTAATTTTATATTTGATAATCTTAATTTTGCTTTTCTAGTTTCAGCAAATTTTTCTTTCCTAAGTCTATTAATTATATACTCAGGTATATTTCTTTTTCCAGATAATATTGCATATGCTATACACTTGTACATTGCTTCTTCTGCAAACTTATGTACTTGCATTTCTCCATCTGTACCTAAACTATCACTTATGTATTTTAATATAATAGTTTTTCCAGCTACAAAAGAGCCAAAGTGTATGTTGCCTCTTATTTCATCAATAAAAAAAGTACCATTGTCTTGAGCGTGTTGAGGGTCTATACCATATCTTTGGCCTTCAACAAAATCATAATCTCTATCGTCATAATCTCTTAAATCTCTATTAGAAGTTTCTATTTCTTTAAACCTGTCTCTTGTAGTTGAGGTTCTTGGGTCTATTTTTAAACTATCAACTGCACCGTCAAACTCAACTGAAATATCATCTATAGTGTTAGTTTGTTGAGTATCGGTTCCACTAGTACCAAGAGCACTCCATATTGTTCTCATTTGAACTACTACATATAAAGTGTCGTGAGCAGAAACATCTATGTTTGTTAATTCTTTATCAGTCGCCGTAGCGTTACCGTCGTTCCACTCAATAAAAGCAACATCAGGATCTGTAACATTAATTTGATGACTAGCGTTGTAAGGATTATAAGGGTTTGTAAAGTTACTACCTGGCACAGTACTTAAACCTAATTTTATAATACCATTACCGTGTATTGTTCCAGCGGCAGCAGAAGTCGCTGTTGCAGATATACTAACCGTGTTGTAATTTGAAACGTCTATTTCTTGCCACACTGAATAAGCTCTACTAGCTGGAGCACTTAAATATTCAAAATTATTTGTAGTTATAGATAGCTTACCACTAGCAACTTCTATTTTATCTGGCACAGTGTTACCACTTAAATCAACATGATTACTTTTTACAGTACTGTAATTCCAAGGTGAATCTTGCAACAACGAGGCAAAGTCGCCATTTATTACTAAATTTTCATCTGATTGAAATATATAAGAGCCGTCACTACTTTGATCTATTTTTTGCGGATTAGAAGTTTTACTTGTAGGCATTAACACGTGTTCTATACCAGAGTTATCTATAGAAACTAATTTTACATAGTTAACATAGTCATGAGGTAAAGGCATTGTTAAAGAAGGTGGTACAACTATTTCTTGAGACTTTATAGATTTTAACGTATCAAAAGATAATTGTTGTAAAGCTCTCATACCGTGAAACCTTACATCTAATTTTTTTACTTTTGTTATTAATTTATCCTCGCCAACATAAACAAACATAAATTGATTTATAATATCTTCTAAACTTACGAATTGATAGTTACCATAATTATTAGGGCTTTCGTAATATTGTTTTTGTGTTTTGTCTAATAATCCCATTTATTATTGCTTTTGTTGTTGTATTTCTTTTATTTCTTCTTGAGCTGCTATTTGGTATAATGTAGGATCCATAGTTATACCAGCTAATTGTAATATTTTAAAAACTAAATTACCTTCTTCTGAAGGATGTAATTCAAAATCAACAGCATATGTAGAGTCATATAACGCCTGTTCATTTACTACAACATAACTCCAGTTAGGTTTTGAAGGTTTTTTTATATAATCTGCTATTATTGTATTAGACATTTCTTTTGGAAAAGCTTCAATTACGTAATCACCTGCGTTTCGCTCATATCTAATATAAACTGGTTGATTAAGTCTTGGTTTTAACAATAAAGAATTTTGTACAGAAAGCAATTCTTTAGAACTTATTTCTTGTATCTCTGTACCATCAGCCAAAGACAAAGTAGATATTTTATAAGAATTGCTTGGAACTTGGTAAAGATGATTTCCTAAATGAGTTATAGTAGTTTTCTTTTTAAATAAACTAATTTTTTCATCTAATATATCAAGCGGATCTGAATATTCTGTTTGATTTCCAGGTACTCTGTTAAATTGATTTATATCAAAAAAATATTGTTCAAATATTTGTAGTTGAGCTTGGTCAGCAAATAAATTAAATTCTTGAGGAGTTATATATCCTCTTTGTTCTTTATTAGCTATTGCTAGCACTTTTTGATATACTGTATCTATATTTATGCCGTAATCCATATTTTTTTTATTGTAGTTTGCGATCGCCCCGTAGAGCGACCGCTCCTACGGTTTGATTATTTTAATCTTTTTTCTATATTTGCATATATTTCCATACCTTCATCAGTTTTAAACCAATGCGCTAAAGCAGTATATGGATGCTCGTCAAAAGGAACTGTCATTATAGGTCTTTGGTTAGAACCCCACACAAAGTTTCTTTGATCAGAACTTAAATTTATAATCCCAAGCTCTGTTGCTTTAATACCAAAGTTTCTAAGTTGAACATTGTCATCAGTAGCTAACTCTAAGAACAAATCAGGATTATTTCTAGCAAATACTAGTAAATCTCTTTTAAGTTCCTTAGAACTCATTCTATCAACCGCCGAACCTTTCTCTACACGCATAATAGCCTCTGCCATATCTACGTCCATATCCCTAGCCGCTAATATAGCGTCTGCTTGTAGTTCTAGTAATTCTAACTGGTCTTGAGCTCTTTCTTCAGGCTTGTGCTCATAAAATAACTTACCATTATCTGGGTGATATAGTGATAACATTTTTTGCAAAACTGTTTTTTCTTTTTCTACATATAAAACACCGTTTCTAAATATAATGTGATCTAATCTTTGGTCACCTTTCATTTCATCAACAAAACAAGTTTTTTGATTTTGACAGTATTTTAATTCTCTTTCATAACCTTTTTCTTCATCAAACCAATATATATTAGCAGATCTTATTGTGCGTGATAAAGGTCTTTCGTTTTTTAAAAAATATGTTCTTGGTTTTATTTCCCAAGTTGGTTTTTTAGGTTCAACTTTTTTAGGTTTTGGTGTTTCAACAACTGGTGTTTCAACAACAGGTACCTCTACCTCTTGTGTTTTTTGTTTTTTTGCCATAATATAATATATAATAAAATTAATAAAAAGAAAGGGTCGAGGCCGAAGCCTCGATCCTTAAAATAATAAGTGCTTATTTCATTAACATGAAGTTGTTAGCACCTTGAGTAATTAAACATCTTTCAGTTAAGAAGTGTAATTGCATTGCATCTAAAGCAGACGTAGCAGCACCAACAGAACCAGTAACCCAAGTTTTCATTCTTCTGTCATCAGTTTGTGAAGCTCTATATCTTACGTGTAAGAAAGGTCTCTTCATACTTGCACCAACAGTTTGATCATAAACTGAAGAAGTACCAGCAGGAATCATAACTCCTCTAAGCGCGTTAGAACCAGCAGCAGTATTAATACCACCTCTTGTAGCTTTGTCATTTAAGTATCTGAAGTCAGATTTGTAAAAGTCATAAGAACCTCTTCTGAAACCAGAAAAACCTAAATTTAACGCCATGTCTTCAGAATTGTTAAATACTCCGTAAGAAGTACCACCAGCTCCGTAAGAGTTCATAGAAGCTAACATATCGTCAATAGCTAAGCTAGTTGATCTGTTAACAAACATCATGTACTCTTCAATAGCACCTTGCTTGTCAAACTCAGCAAGTATTGCATCAAACTCAGCTAAATCAGTAGCAGCGTTAACTCCAGTTACACCTGAAGTTACATTACCTCTTCTTTCGATAGCATCGAAAAGACCTTGTGTACCGTGGTTTGCGCCATCAGTAACACCACCGCCTTCTAAATAGTTATCAACTAAGTCGTCACCATCAATAATAGTACCTGCCATTTGATCAGCTGAATCACCACCTGGTTTAGACTCAAGCATAGCCATTTCAATGTAATCAGTAAAACGAGCTCTTGTATCAGCTTCAGCTTTTAGGTACCATAAGTAACCTGATTGTCCGTTTTCAGCAGATACTTCTACCCAACCAATTCTTGAAGCGTCAGATCCTGATACTTCGTAGTAATCTTTCATGATAATTGGCTTGTTAGTAAAAGACTTAAACTGTGGTGTGTTAGCTTGTCTAGTGTCAGATCCTTGGTAATTATCACCTTTTCTAAACTCAGAACCGTAAACAAATACAGTAACAGAGTTAGCGCCTTGGTTATCAGTAAACGTAACATTTAAGTTTGCTTTTCCATAAGGAGCAACTTCAATAACGTACGATGAACCAACATTAGTTTTAGTAACTATACATTTTTCAACACCTTCACTAGAAGCAACGATAACTAAATCATTAACTCTAATACCATGATTGTTGCCAGATAAAGCTAAACCATCAATATCTTTAGCTAATGTAATTTGACCACCAGCTACTGTACCAGCGTCACCATCAGTAATTTGACCAGTGTATGATAAATGTAATCTACCTTGCTCAGACCAAACAACTTGATCAGCTGTCATAGCCTCTTCTGCACCTACTTGAGATAAAAAACCTGAAATAGTTCTCGGTCCGAAAACTTCAGCTTCTTTTTCCATCAAGTCTGGTACATATTGTTGCGCCCAACCAGCACCAGCTGTAGACGCAAGATCTAAATAGTTTGTTTGTAGTGTTTGCTTAATAGCACTAGGAACACTGTTTAACAAACTTCCTCCTGTAATTGACATAATTTTGTAATTTTAAATTAGTTATTTATTTATTTTTAATTTTAAACTTAAAAGTAGGAGAAGTATCATCGTTAAGCACTCTAACTTTAGGGCCGCTTGTGTTATCGTTTGAAAATGCTTGCCTTGGGTCCATGTTTATATTTTTGGCCTTAGCAACACTTTCTTTCATAGCATCAGCTTTACCTTGCTCATAAAAGTGCTTAGCAATAGCATCGGGATTCATTGCTGTGTATAGAGATTTGTGATAACCTTTAGCATCTGACATTTCATTATTTTCATTCAAGAACTTCTTGACAAAATTATTAATGTCGCTTTGAGTTTCTTTTATCTCTGCAGCGTTCTTCACGTTAAACCGATATTTTTTATCACCGACGTTATATTCAAAACCTTTGAATTTATCGTTAAAAACTTGTTGTGTTTTTAATTTAAAAGTATTAGTTTGTTTGTCCGCTATTTTTTTGTTCTCTTCGCTTTCTTTGTTGTACCTATTAAAAAAGTTAATTGCTTTCTGTTGCTCACTCGTGAGCTTTGAACCAGCTTTAACTTCTTCATAGTATCTGGACTTTTGCCCGTCCAAGTGGCTTTTAGCGTTAGCAACTTGCTCTTTCAACGCTATTTTCTTTTTTCTTATTTCTCTATCGTCGTCTTCTTCTTCATCATAAGAAAATGAGTCTTCAATTAAGAAAGTTATTTCATCATCAGTAAGATGTTTTTTAGTTTGTTTGTAATACTCTCTTAATATTGTCATGTCGTCGTAACTAGAATAGTCTTGATTAAGACGTACGTAATCTTCTAGTGTACCACCAGTTTCTTCCATAAAATCTACAACTTTTTGTAAATTTTCAGGTATTGCTTTACCAGTTTCTTGAGCTTCTTCTATAGCTTCTGCTACTTCTCCTGCTAACTCTTCAGTTTGCTCTTGAACTTCTTCTTCTGTTATTTCCTCAAGAGTGGGTGTTTCATCTTGAACTGCGTTGGAGACTTTTTCTCCGGCAGGTTCTTCATTTGTTTCTTCGACGATTTCTTCGACCACTTTTTCGCTAGCTTCGGATTCGTCGCGTACAGGAACCTCATCTGTGCTTTGCTCTGGAACGGCATCTGTTTCTGGTTTTTTAGTTAAATCTACTTTGATGACATTGTCATCTTCTTGTTTGTTTTGTTTTTTAAGATCAACTTTTACAACGTTGTCTTCAGCAGCCTTTTCGACTACTTCTTCTTTTTTCTTTTTTGCCATAATATAATATAATAATAATTAATAATTTTTATCTAGGTTCAAATCCGCCTAAATTAAATCCGCCTCCTAGTATATCATTACCTGCGGACTCAAAGTTTTTAGGTGATTTTTCACCTTTTCTTTGATCTATAAGCTCACTTTGTTGTGTAGCTTGTATTCTTGTTCTTTCGTCTTTACGATCTTCTTTTTCTTTTTCTCTTGCTTTATACCCTTCAACTTCCATATTTTTCAACTGCATATTCATTTGAAACTCTAGCTGCATTAACTCTTTTTTGTACTGAACTTCTTGAGCTTGTTTTTGTGCGTCTAATTGAGCTCTCATTTGTTCTAATTGCATATCAGTTTGAGCTTCAGCTTGTTTCTTTTGCAAATCAACTTGAGCAGCCGCTTGCGCAGATTGTTGATTAGCTTGTGACTGAGCTTGTATATTTTCAAGTTGCAAAGCTCTATCTCTATCTTGTTTTTGCTTTCTGCGTATTTTTAATAATTGATTAGCTAACTTTATATTTTTTATTTCTCTTAAATCAATAGCATCTTCAAGCTCTATATTTTGCTGCGCTAAAGCAACTTGAATATTATTTTCAAGCATTGCTTTTTCTTCTTCATCAGGTTGTAACTCTATAAATATACCAAAATCATATAGATATAATTCTGATATTTCTTCTAATGTAGCAACGTTATGCACTCCTATAGCTTGTATAAATGCGTCAGCTGTTGGTGAGTATTCTAATATGTCTGATATTCTAAGCGATAAACACTCAGCTGTATTTGCAGTTAGATATAATCCAGCTTGTAATATATGTCTTGTTGCTGTATTAGAATTAGCAGCAGCTAATTTCTGCACACCAACTAAAGCGTTTTTATCTGGCGTACTACCGTCTCTAGCCTCGTTAAGACCGGTAGTATCTCTTATCATTTGTAAATAATAATTATATGTACCAATTAAAGCTTGCATTTTATTACCACCACTACCACTTGTTATCTCTTGTATTGGTACTTTACCTGGGTTCATATCGCCTTCACTTGTAAACGATCTACCAATAACACTACCTGTTTGAAAAAACATGTTTAAAGCTTCTTGTGGATTATAGTTTGTTCCGTTACCTAAATCTATTTCAGCAAGACCATCAGCATCAAGATACACACCGTCTGGTACCATGCGAGATAATACTTGCTGTAATTTTAAATGAGTAAGTTGTATCATGTCTGCAAAACCAGTGATACGTTGTACTAATGATTCTATACGACCTTTGTATATACGTGGAGCAACTATACTATAATTCATTTTAACTTTAGTAAAATCGCTTTTAGGCCTTAACATGTTTTTAGCCATTTCCCATTTAAGCAATTTTTCCGTACCTAATATCATAGCACCATCATATAAACATTCTACAGATCTATGTAATTTGCTAAAATTATCAGAGTCTTCTGGCGGATTAAAAGTATCATCTTTTTCTAATATTTTTTCAGCACCAGTACCAGTTTCTTTTACTTTATAAACTTCGTTCATATATGTTTTATAATTAAAATATAAAACTTGAACTTTATTATTATCTTCTTCTTTAGAATTATAAGCGTTATTATGATAATTAGCTTGTTGATAGCTTTTGCTTTTAATTATGCTATCAAGTTCTTCGTGGTCTAAATGTGGAAATTGTTTTACAAGTTCGTTAATAGGTATATTTTTTACTTCACCAACGTAATATATATCATCAAAATATGGCGATTCAGTATATGAATATACTAAGTCTGCAGGATCAACATATTCAACTACAACACCTTCAGACGTGTTAAAAGTAGTTTTTACAGCACCAATACCTAAAACAGTTAAGTCATAATAGAAACGCTTTTTAATTAACTCGTAGTTACTACCTTCAAACAAAACATTTAAAGCTTGCTCTTCAGCTAACTCTACAGCTTGTTTATAAGTAATTTGCATGTGAAGTTTTAATTCTTCTTCTGTTTGCGGTAATTCGTCTTTTTTGTTTTCGTATAAGTCTATATTAAAAGCTTGTTTGCTAAAATCAGCCAACTCTTGAGTTCTCATATCTTTTAATATAGACTCCATATACTGTGTACGCTTTTCTACACCATACGGGTCTTGTGAATATGCTTTTATATCGTAAGTTCTTTCTGCAATACCGTTTACGACTATATCTACAAACTTAGGTATAATAGGTACTGGTTTCCAGTCTAAATTTAAATAAGATAAATCACCATTTATAGATAATTCATCTTTATATTTTTGTATTGATTGTTCACCTCTTGCGTATAATCTAAGGTTATGAAAGTTGTTGTGGTTTGTTTTATATCTATTAGTACCTCGCTCAGTATGAAACCACTCAGCTTCAATAGCTTTAGCTACTTTTAAACCATAGTCGTAACTCATTTTTTCAACATCACTTACAACTTGAGATGGGAAATAACTTCTTATAGCCATATTTATTTTTTAATTATTTTTGACATATTACCTTTATTTGAATATTTAGCAATACTTATATTTAGTTTTGGTTTTTCTACTATAGCGTTTGGTCTATACAAATGCCTATTACAAGCCATTATTGCAAGACCAGAACTAATAGATGCATCATGTTTTGTTCTTTTGTTTATATCAAATTTAGCCCAGTCGTTTAACAACTCGTTAAAATAACAACTACCAAATTGACCTTCAGCGTTCATACCTACGTGATTCTGTATGTACATTTCAATAGCCGCGGCATGTGCTTGTTTTATATCTTCGCTTGAGTTTGGTATACCACCTATTTCTTTTTCTGCAGTTGATAATTTATTCCAAACTTTGTCAGGCCTATTCATACTAAAACCTCTATAACCACGTCTTCTTAAATAATACAATAGACGAGGTTTGTTATTTTCTGCAAGTAAAGGCATGCCATAAAATACTAAAGCCATTAGAACGTCTTCAAAAAACATCTCTGCGGTCTGAGGTCTTGCTATATACTCTAAGAAAAATGTATTAGCTGGAGCATCTTCCATGCTAAACTTAGTTAAACCGTGTAAAGCACCTTTAGAGCCTTTACCATCTACAGTTCCTGATATATCATATGAGTCACAACCAAAAGCGCCCATATGTTCGTTGCCAGGATATTTTATACCATTTTTAATTACAATTTTATTTTGTATATGTGTTGGTGGCACCCAACTTACTTTAAACCTACCTTGTGGATCTGGATAAAATATAACACTTGTATCTTTTACACCGTTAACCCACTGAAAACTACCTGTTGAAATACCTAATGTTCTTGACATTTCTTCATTGTAGTCTATTTGTTCGTATATTTTTACTAAGTTAAATATACTGTTTTTAGTCTCATCTCTAAACGCGTGTTCTTCAGTTCTTGGAAACTGACGGTAAAATTCATTTAGTGCGTCTTGATCTCCTTTTAAACCATCAGCTTCATTTTGCCAGTGGTCTATTACACCTACATCTATTAACTCTCCATGGGGGTCAAAGACGTCATCACTCGGAGTATTGAAGACTGGGCTTCCGTGCT